GAAAGGTCGCTAGGAGGAGGCGGATTTGACGGGGGGGGGTCACAGGACAAGAAAGGTCTGGACGTATATGGGGGCGGTGGATCAGCGGAATATGGCGGAGGTTCTGGTAGTGCCGTATTCCGTCTCCCATGGACTCTTCCAACGTCTTAAAGAACATAATATAAAAGTGGATTAAGATGATCTACCCAACAACTAAATGTCAGTGGTGTTCCGTACCTTTACGGTGGACCAGTGAATATGATTTTATCAACTATGCGTTCGAGTATTTTCAAAAAGAGCGTGGGTTTCCAATAGATATTGTGACGAGGGTTTACTGCAAACCAAAATCCAGTTCCAGGTGGAACTTGTGCCGTGCATGTTATAACTTGAATCTTAACAAGATTCACCGAAGAGAAATAACAGGGCGATGCATGCTGGCGAACCACAAAGGTCTTGATATCACGCCTTACGTCTCTTTATTTATGTTTAAACTCTTTGATCAGTCATGGAGACACAAACGTTACATCGAGTTTATGTGGCGCAGTGGTCACACCTTCGAGGCATTCATTGAGTACCTTTGTGCTCGAGATGCTCTATGTGGAGGTGAAATGAATGCCGATGAAATTGAATATTACTACGAGGACATGGTCAGATCACACTTTCAAGTTCCTAATCACCACGAAGCCGTATGGGACGATGAAGAAAATATTACTTCATTTCAATTAAACGGTACAGACACATTTTTAGTAAATGCACATCCTGCTGTCGAGTAATGGCACACCCTTCGAGGGTGCCAAGGGTGGGTATCCAAGTCAATTGAGGCATTTGATTCGGATGTTCATCGAAAAGGGTCACACTGTCACCATGGTCATATGGTCTATATGTGGTGTCAAACATACAGGGGTCCTAAGTTTCAAGGACATTGTCAAAAACAACATACTTGTGAATGAAACTAGGGACCCATGGTCTCAGGCACTTTTGGATCGACCCGAGGTCACTTTTATCTTGGGTCCTTATGAAAAGTTTCCTTCTCAGATCAAGATTTCGGACATAAATAGTTTCGTAAAGCGAACAAACGCCGGAGCCATATTCTTTCTTCAGGACATCTTTTTGCTTGAAAGCAATACACCTGAAATGATCGCATGTCCATCCTATCTTTGGTTTCCTTTGCATTACGAACCAATTGATTTACCAACAATGAATGCACTTGGTAAGATCCAGAATATCATCTCATTGTGTCCCTCAACACGCGAACGTGTCATAAAACAACTTAAACGCGACACCTATGTTGTTCCGCATATTATAGATTTTAGAACCGATCTGCCACCAAATGAAACCAAGGAAAAGATTAGAAATGATTTCAATTTGAAAGACAAATATGTGATACTGACCATCGCAGGAAATTACGAACAAAGTGGAAGAAAGTCGCTTGACACGACACTGCTTGCTTTTGATAAATTTCAGGAGACGCATCCAGAGGCGTTACTCTGGCTTCACGTTCCGGCATTAAATCATGCAAAAATTTACAATGTTCAGACGATGATAGCAAGTCTTGGAATCCCAGAGGCATCTATCAAGATCACAGAATCAACTTTGGATGAAACTACTTTACAAAAGGTATATATGTGTGCTGATGTCTATCTATGCGGTTCGTGCTCCGAGGGTTTTGGCATCCCTCAGTTGGAGGCTCAATACTTTGGATTGCCTGTGGTGACTACTAAATTTGGAGCAATGGACGATTACTGTTGGCATGGCACAAGTGTTCCACCTGCTCAAAAATGTTTCAATCGTTTTCAGGATGCGTGGTGGGTGACGCCAAGTGTTGATGGAACCGTGGATGCACTAGAAAAAGTCTATCAGGGAAAATTAGATACCACGTCCGAGTGGGTTCAAGAAGAGGTTCGCACCAAGATGAGTTACGACACAGTCCATAAACAAGTGCTCGCTATTATCGAGAAAAAATAAACATCGGTCATAGTAGAATATGGAACAGACTCCATTCAAAGGCGTGTTCACCAAAAAATCTAACTTTGTTACACAGAGTTTTGACACCGATCCTTTAACAATCAATCATGGTGGAAATGCAAATTTTTTGATTCCACGGCACGGCGATTTTATCACGCGCATGTATCTACTCATCGACTACACCAGTTCGGCAAGTTCTACTATAAACCATGCACTGGCTATGATTGATTACGTTTCATTGGTAATAGGTGGTACTACGATACAGCAAGAAACTGGCGAGACTTTAAATCTGAGGTTAAATGTCGAAGGTAGAGAAAAGGATGCATTTTCCGTGACTCAGTTGTTTAGGATGTTAGGCGGTGGTCCGACATATCCTTTCACCAACACCACTCAGTATCCACGGACATATCGACTTCAGGTTCCATTGCAATTTTGGTTTTATGGGCAACCCGAACTCGCCATTCCACTGGCTGCATTGCGTTACCAAGAGGTTGAGATTTCCGTGGGACTCAGAAATTCGGACAGTTGGGGTGGAGCAGATTCGGGTGTAACGAGTTCCGCTGTTCGTCTCCGTATTGAATATGGGTATGCTCCCGATGAAGTGATTAATTCTGTTGCAAACAGACCCCTTGTATTTCCTGTACAACAATTTCAAGTTCACGAAGAAACGTACCAAGGTACCACGGATGTGGAATTTGTGATGCGTCCCACGTTTGTCAATCCTGTCAAGGCACTTTTTGTTATATTCAAAGATACCAGAAGTGATACAACGGATATTTTTGATTATTCTAGAGGAGTTGCGCCACCACTCTCGAGCGTGGATCAAAATGATTTTTTGAAATCGTTGGAGATCGTACTTGACAACGAAGTTCTGATGCCAAAAGAAGTGGGGACATTTGAAATGTATCGAGGTTTTCAATATTATGCACACTTTCCTGGTTCTGCTCAGGACATACTAGCAGGTTCAAATCGTTATTGTGGATTTATTTATGCCCTCGCGCTATGCAAAGATCCCATGAACAGAACAATCCCCAATGGATCTATAAATTTTTCTACAATTATTAATCCATTATTTTATACTAACGCCAAGGCTAATAGCGATGGAACAAGTGACGACGTTAGAGTTCGCATGTACGCACTTTCGACAAACTTGTTGTATATCGAAAATGGTGTAGCACGTCTTTTATTTTCAGGTTCGGAAATCAATTTACCTAGATTTCCTTGATTTATCCAATTCTTTTAAACGTTTTATTTCGTTTTCGTATTCAATGGCAGCAATTTTGGCTCTCTCTGTGTCTTTTATCGCTCTTCGATTCGCGGTTATTCTTAAATCTTCTAGTGCGAGTCGTTTTCTTTCTTCCTCGGCAAGTCTTGCGGCTTCTTCCGCTTCAAGCCTTGCCTTTTCTTTGGCGGCTCTTTGAATAGCAAGTAGTTCCATTTCCAATTGTTTCCGTTCCTCTTCTTTTAGTCTTTCAATTTCGCGTTTCTTCTCTTCTTCGGCTTCCGCAATCGCCCTTGCTTCGGCGGCCTTGCGTTCGATTTCGATTCTATCATCAACAATCCCCGTTTTCTCGTCGAAATCAATAAAATCCACGGAGCTGTTTTCGACTACGAACTTGTTTGTGGAAAGATAATACATAGTTAAAATATAATTTTCAACTACTGGCACGAATGTATTTATATTCATAAAAGAATCTGGTGTAATTTTGATGTAGCCCTCGTCTAAACCATTCCACGGATCAAAACGCATGTAGAATGGTGCATTGGCAGTGTTTCCGTTACTTGTATAAGCGGTCACCGGGATGCCAACGCCCACGGTACTCGTGCGAAAGTATCCATCCGTTTTCATGTCCAGGCTCAAGAGTTTATCCCCACTTTGAAATCCAACATTGGTGTCCAAAAGAATTTTTTGACTTTGAATTGTGAAATTTTCAACGCCTACAGCTTCCAATGTCTGACTCCAATTACCATATGTACCAGAAGCGATCGTCAGTCCTATATCAATGTAAGCACTTTGAGGGCGAGGTGCTCTAAACTCATAGTCTCCCAACACGACTTGCAAGGGTTGTTCGGAAAATGAATAACCATAGAAACTTCCATCGTTGTGGTAATCGTGCAGGTATGCCTGTAATTGTTGCAGAAAGAGTGGTAAACGAATTTCGTTTCTGTCTGTTTTATTCACGGTCGTGATTCGCGCGTCAACGATAGAATCAAAAAACAATGGATTGTAACCAAGTTTGTTTTCCTTGAGATTCCAGAATATAGCGCGGCATGAATAAGCGCTGTTAAAATAATAACGAAATTTTTGATCTAAAACCGCCGGAACCTCTGATTCTTCTGCTGTAATCTTCTCAACTGGATATTCTTGGCGCGTAGAACGTAGCATGAAGCGTTCACTCGGTGTCAACATGACTTCTTCGGTGACGAACGCAAAGTCGGTGAGATCCGCCCCAGCAGCAAAGCCACTTGTGTCACTGACTATATCGGCGAGTGCGCGAAACTGAATGTAAATGGTTATTTCAGTATTATACATCGCGCATAGAGGCATGGGTGCTCGAAATGATGTTGTGTCAACTCTCGAATCCGTGTAATGGTTGTTGAAGAAAAACGGAAGTGGAAAGAATAACCTTTGGGATGTGTCATTGGCTTTCAAGATTGGTTGAGTGTCATACTTGGCACCGAGATTGAAAGAAACATTCAATATGTTTTCACGGTCCTGTTGATTAGAATACATTGATTCATAGATTGACATCCAATCACCTTTAAGCGATTGTATTACATTCCCATTCACTATCAAATCTATTTTTTTAATCATAGAAAGACCGAGGTTCTTTAAACATGTGGGTGTTCCGGTTGTCGAAGGGAATGTAAATTTTAACATGAGGCTGGTGAGAAGATCGCCCATAGTTTGAGGTCTAAATGTGTAACGAACATCTCCTCCTAGAAAACTAGTTTCTGACGGTCTATAAAACCTATAGTAAGGAGTCGCCTGAGAATACTCCTTATAATTGTACTCCCTCTTAGAGTCAAAGTCATAAAGAAATAGATCTTGCTGACCCACACCACTCAAGCCGGTTAGAGCACCAATACCAGTGTCGCCACGGAATCCAACTGGAGGCTTCTGCATGTTCCTCTCTTAAAGAAAAGCGACATTTTAAAAAATAATAATGGACCGCGAAGCACAGATGATTGAAGCGGCGATGAACGCCATTCAGCCCGTTCTGGAGAATTCCGTGATTGTGGCTGCCGAATATTGCAAGGCCACCGGTAGGAACATTGTGACAGCACTGGACATGGAATATGGAATGAAGTGGTGTGCCATGAATGTCACCGGGAGGGTATTTGGATCCATCCTACCAGAAGAAGATGAGGAATCGGACAGTGATGAGGAAGACATGGTTGTGCAGGAGTCCGAGATGGGATTTGACGATGAGTTCCGTGAATACGACGGGGACGACGAACGCTATCTCAGCGTAAACCAGGCGGTTCGTGTCTGGGCTGACTGGGAACCCGAAACTCCAGTTGAAATTATGATAAAGAATGCCATAAATTCTAGATGTTAATAGTAATCATGCCTGGCGGAATTGGTCTGGCTAATCCCCAATTTCCCTATAAGAGTTACTTCGATCCTATAGGGGAAGCGGCACCCTCTTCGTACACCTACGACGTCACCACCAAGAATCAGTTTGCCCTCAGGTCTTTCAAGGACGACGATGGGAATTGCTTCACAGACATGGTGCTGATGAGTGACGGTACAGACAGCACGTCGACCTTTAGATTGTTCACCAATACGCCAGAAGGGAATGCAGTCGAAAGGATGGCCGTCGAAACGGATGGAACCATTTCATTCTCGAATGTCACTCAAACCACGCCCGTGATGTATAAGATTTCGTTGCAGACAAATCAGACTAATGTTAATGATAGTACAACTTTTACTTTAAGAGATTTATTCGATACCACAGCTGGTGCTGTTGTACAAATAAGCAATGGTGGTACTTATACAATATTAAGCAGCGATACAATACGGCTACCGTCGACTGGATATTGGCGCGTGACTGGCAATTTTGTATTTACTGGAACGGGCCAGCGCATCGTCGTTGCGGTTCGGCCCCAGGTTGAAGGTACAGCCAGTGGAGAGATATTCGTGAGCGACTACATAAGAAACGCTGATGGACATACTACAGCCAGTACGCTCGTGTCATCGGTATATGAATTTACCGGAAATAGAGAGATCGGTTTTCAATTTGCACGATATGGAGTTGCAGACACTGGCGCGAGTATAGTAGGAACCGCGTCATTTGTCCTCCTTGAAAAACTCTAGTGTCTGGTAGAAACCAATGGAAGGTTATGAATACGACCCAGACGAGTATGCCACAATTTCCAGTGAGACCGAGACCGAGACGGATTCTGAAAAATCATTGGTCCCCCTGGAACATGAAGAAAGTGTTCAGATTTTTAAACCCCAGGTTGAGTACTCGGAACTGGACGACGTGTTCAGCGAGGAGTTGGACGACCTGGACCTCCGTGATTTCTTCATTGAAAAAAAGCAATCTAATAATAGAGTATGTCAAGTTACGACATCGTTATCGACAGTTCAACCAGAAAAGACAGATCCACAACCGATGCTAACAATTTCACCAGTTATCTCAGCACACCCCTTTATGGAATCCAATCTCTGAGTTTCGTCTCTGCATCGGTCCCTTACATCAACGGCACGTCGGCGGTGGTGAATGGCAACGTTCATGCTTACTATGTGGTTTTGGAAGTACCCAACTATGGGATTTTGACTGACCGGATTTACACTGTAGATAACCCTTATGCTTATAATGATACTGTAACGACTGGCGCAACAGGAACTATTACAGAGTTCACCATAATAGTGAATTCATCTAACGGTATTGAACTCGGGATGGACGTCACTGGAACTGGGATAGGATCAAGTGCAAAGGTAACTGGGATAAGTGGAACAACAATAACGCTTGACGTGGCAAATTCAGGCGCTGTTTCGGGTCAGGTCACTTTTGTAAATTCAGTTGATAACCGTTTCAATTTTGCCTACACCGGTTCTTTGATCGTCCCGGCACTGGCCGGCGCGAGTCCCACCAACTACGTGATGAGTTCCATGAATGACAGAATCAGTGTTCAAAAGACAGTGCCAGTCATGGAAGCGATCAAGGTATCTATCTACTATTATGATACAAGCGACAGTTCATTCAAGTTGTACCCATTCACAAGTTCCGGTGCGTCCACCGAAGAGTTTGTTCTCAAGTTGAATGTCCAAGCCACCAAAGACAAGCGATTCGCCACCAAGCAACAGGACGAAGAGGACAAACGTCTGGAGCCCAAAATCGCACCGCCGTTGACACCAGGGACGGAAAATACATTCGCACGAAAGTTAATCAACTATTACAAGTCCACCACGCGCAACAAATTGAATCCCGAAGAACCCATGGAACCCGTCGGAGCCCTGTTGCCTCGCAGAGAGTTCATGGGGGTTCCCACCAAGTACGCTCAGATCCTGATCCCGATCGCGGTCGTTCTTTTGGTGCTCGCTATTCTCTTGGCTAAGTAATAATGGCCAGGTCATCCTACACGACACCCGGTCTCCCAGATTTCAACTACGAGTATCACACGATAACCTTTGACACTCTGGATCAAACGAGTGCCAATACGTTTACAGTGTACTTCAATACACCTTTGAGACAGGTGGTTCAAGCACGCTTGTTGGGTCTCCACGTCCATACCCGTGGAACTGTGGAACATCTCTATATGCGAGTCCGTGAACTGGAATCCAACTTCAACGACCGACTTACCAAGGATCCACCAACGACCCCGGCCACTTCACCGGTACAGTCCATTGCTCGCGGTGCCTTCGCGTCCATAATCACGGTCGCAGATGTTCCGGCATCGGATCAATTGATTACATTCAGAGACAACTACGATCAAATTACACAATTTATTCATCCTATAGAACATTTGGATCGCCTTACAGTGAAATTGTTCAACCAGAATGGGGTTCTCATTCCGAATCCTTCCGGTGGCATCGAGGTCAACCACTTCATCATCAAGTTCATCTGTCGCGCTCCAAATCTTCCGGGAAGGCAGACTCTCCCGTGGGTTCAAAGTAAAGCTGGGTTTTAGATGTCGTCCTCCTCGACCACCTTGACCGTCCACTCCTGCTTGGGTTGCTCCTTGATTAACTTGTCCAGACGCATCTTGGTGGCCTTGACCGTTCGCTTCAGGTGATCGGCAAGTTCTTCCAATTTCTTGTCCTTGTTCTTCAGGAGCCACTCTTCATCCTCGTTAGACCACCGACCCGATTTCAGGGTCGAATGTTCCTTGGCGATCTCGAGAGCCATCTTCTTCACCTTGGTGAGTTGTCCCTCGAGACCTTCAATCTCCTTGATCAGATCATCGATCGTAGGCTTGGGTGCCGGTAGCAGTTCCTGGTGACCATGCTCGCGGTGCCACAGGACCCTCTCCCAGAATGCCTTCATGATCGGCATGTTGGTCGCCCACCACTCGCGATCCCGTGGAATCTCCACGCAGACAAACTCGGCAGGCTTGGGGTAGGTGATTTCGGCAGGTCGATATTGCACAAAGTCACAGACTTCCAACTCGAGGCATTCCATCAGTACCTGAATTTGTGCATAATAGTATTCGGGTGGTGTTCCGTCACCAATGGCTCGTGACCTTGGACACTTGATTTCCAAAAGTCGTCCAGAGTGGGTGATGCCGTCGGGCGACCCACCGATCCAGTCGAGGGTGTGATGGGGTTCAAGACCAATCTCAAAGACCTGTTGATTGTGCCGTTCCTCATAAATCTGCCGGGCTTCATCTTCATACTTCTGACCGTGCTTAGTCGCCCAATCATTGAAGGGTTCACTGACGCCACACTTTTTCAGAATCAACTTCTCGGGTTTTTCATAGGGATTCACACCTATCGCTGTACCGGCATCGGATGCCGTGAGCATCGTGCCCCTCATCTTGAACCACGCATCGGAACGTTGTTCAGGATAAGTCTTGTTGAAAAACTTCTCCGCTTGTGGATGCATACTATTTAGCATAGGGCTCTAATGTTTAAGTGGAGGACTTGGTAGGGCTCTTCTTCTTTCGTGAAGATGATGACTTCTTAGGCTTGGGCTCCTCAACCTGAATAACTTCTTCAACTTCGGAGACGGCAGCCGCTGCAACCTCGACGACCTCCGGCTCGGGGACCGGCTCGGGCACAGGCTCCTTCTTGACCACCACGGGCTCGGGGACAGGCTCCTTCTTGACCACAACGGGCTCGGGGATCGGCTCCTCCTTGACCACCACGGGCTCGGGGACCGCAGAAAGAATCAAACGAAGACCCTCGACATCCACGACCTTGTCAAAGTTCTTGGCAAACTCCCTGAAAACGCCATTCCCGCGCTTCTCCACAACAACCACATCTGGACCGAAAGCCTTCACGTCAGAGATGGACTTCACTGGGAATCCAGTCGGGACATCCACGATCACATTACCCGACTTGCGACCCCAAGCACGAACCTCGTGACCAGTGCACAATTCATTGACTGTCTTGGAAATAGGATTGATAAGGGCGACCTTCATTATTACTTTCTGTGGACATTTTTAATCATGGCATTAGGTCGCTTGGATGGTACCAGTCTCTTTTCAAGTTTCTCCTCGAGTCGCTTCAAGGTGAAGTAGGCTCCAGCCTGTTCGGCTTCCTTCTTGGTGGATCCCTTTCCGGTCCCCCACTGATGTCCCTGGACGTAGACACCCACCCTGAACTTGGTGGCATCCACATGATCCAGTTGACGATATTCAGGCAGATCCCACTTCTGAGACTGACAGACACGCATCAGGATGTCCTTGTAGTTGTCATCCACCATCAGCCTATCCAAGCGGATGAGATCTGGGTTATCCAGGACGCCCAGGACGAACTTCTTGGCTTCGATCATTCCAAGATCCAAGTAGATGGCACCCACGAATGCTTCAAAGACATCTTCAAGAATCTTTGGATTGTTGTTCCATCCATTTCTCATTCCCTTTTCATCCATCTGAACCCAGTTGTGAAATCCCAGTTTGGCAGAAACGTCCGCCAACGTCTTTCCACAGACAATCTTTGTTCTCGCACGAGTTAGAAATCCCTCCTGCAGATTCTCGTACCTATCGAACAAGTACTTGGTGACAATAAAGCCCAACACGGAGTCGCCCATAAATTCCAACGTTTCGTAGGAACCTTCGACGCCATCGTGTTGAACAGAAGATTTATGCTTGAAAGCCTTTCGGTACACATCGATGTTTTTGACGTTCGTACCGATGATGGCTTCAACCTCCTGAGTGGATATCATTTTCTAAAAGTAAGGTGCGTTTTTTGTTTAAGCCTTGATGAAGTGCTTGGAGATGTGCTTCTGCAAGGTCATATAAGAGAGGGTCTCTCCCTGAGGTGTTTGCAGGAGCTTCTTCAGAGGCTCATCCTGAATAATCTTTCGTCCATCCTCTGGATGAGACAGACCCTTGTCCTTGACATACTGCTTAACAAAGCGGGTCACATCCGTGCGAGACACCTCAGTGCCCTCGGCGAGACCCATGAAGTCAGTCAGGTCCTTGGTGACCTTGCTGGGCTTGTTGAACCCGGTGTTGGCGGCGCGCTCCTTGGCCTTGGACCCATCGGGATCATCCTGAACCTTGGCGATCTTGCGGACCAACTTGGTGAGACTCTTGATCTCCTTGCGCATCTCAGCGAGCTCCTTCATCACATCCTCGGTAGACATTGTTTTTTCGTACTTACCTTTGTTTTCTTTTCTTTAATTTACTTCTCAAGGAGAGATCCCCCGACACCGCTGAGGATCTTGTAGGACATGGCATCCCTGACGAGCGCCTGGTCACCACAGAACCCACCCGGGGTCAGGTCCTTGGTGTAGTAGGCGGCATCCTTGCCTGGGCCGGGCACACACTCCAGCGTGTAAGGCAACTTGGTGATGGCATCGCCGCTGATCATGGGCTCAACCTCCACCGGCTCCGGGGACAACCTGTACCCACTCTTCTTCATACCCATGAAGCACTTGACGTACATGAGCACCACAATGGCAATCACAAGGACGAGGGCCAACTGATTACTGATCATACTTCTTTACTAAGACATTTGATTTTTTTCTGCGTTAAAGACTTGACTATAAGTTTATAGACTGACACCAGAAGACATGGAGGATTTCGAGATTGAACTTGATAATAATAGCGAGATCATGGTCGACCTGGACAATGAGGAGCAGGATCTTTTCAATGGTGTCGTCCTGGATGCCACGAAGCGCAAGCGAACGAACAACCCGAGCATGAATGACCGCCCCATTGAGGCACCTGTGTCCTCATTCATGGCATTTGCCAACCACGGGAAGCAGACGCCTTCGGCACGTCCTCCGCCGCCACAGGAAGAGCCGGAAGATCACGGCGAGGCGTTTGATGACTATGGAGGTGGCGTTGGTCTCGAGGGAGGCTACGAGGACGATGCGCCTTCCCCTGGGTACAAGTCCATTGATGATGAGAAGGCTGACCTTTTGAATAAGATCACCCGTCTGGAGAAGAAAGGTATTCGATCCATTGAGCGTCTGAACATGCATTCGTCGATTCATGACATCCGTGGTGAAGTCAAGAGGATGTCCTATTCGATCGAGGTGGATCAGTCCGTCAAGATGCAGAGAAGGATGCTCATCGCCTGTGTGACCGGTATTGAGTTTCTCAACAAGCGCTACAATCCTCTGGACATCCATTTGGATGGGTGGTCCGAGTCGGTGATGGATGGCGTGGATGACTATGATGATGTATTCGAGGAGTTGTATGTGAAATACCGCGGCAAGGCGAAGATGGCACCCGAGTTGAAGTTGATGATGATGCTCGGTGGTTCCGCCACGATGTTCCATCTGACCCACTCGATGTTCAAGTCTGCGATGCCTCAGATGAATGATGTCATCAAGCAAAATCCCGATCTCATCAAGAGCATGATGTCTGCCGTGGCGAACACTGCCAAGAGCGCCCAAGCGAGGAATGTGGATCCTCGACCAGCGCCACCGATTCCTCGAAGGGAGGTCCAGGGTCCAAGCATGGATCTCTCGTCGCTGATGTCTAATTTCATGACTCCCCAGTCCACAACGACCCGTGATGTGGAGGAAGTTCGCACGCCGGCGGCACCTCCAAGCGACGGTAACATTGAGGATGACATCTCGGACATCGTGAGCGTGAATGGCGAGTCTGTCAAGGACGTGGAAGTTTCTGCACCCAAGAAGAAGCGTGGCAAGAAGGGCAAGACGACACTTGAATTGTAAATAATTTCCTAGTTGATACTAAATAATGGTAGGCTATTGTTCCATTGAGGATGCCTACGGTGGGCTTCCTCGGGAAACGGTCAAAGCACCGCCGGCTCCCGAGAAGGCTGCTGATAGAATTTTTCCCACTGACAGGGTGGAGTTCTATGAGGTCGAGGGTGTGATGGATTCGGAGTTGGGTTACATGGTGGTCCTCTTCATGGCAGGTGTTGCTGCTCTGGTTCTGAGGGACATTCTTCGTGCTCTATCTTGAGAAACCGCTTTCCGGTGAGATAACCATGATAGAATAGTTCTGTTTTCTTGTCATCGTCCATAGAAAAATTAAATGCCTCGCCTTCTTTCATCTTAATGTAGATGGTAGGCTTTTCATAGACCACTCTATTTCTCATAATCGAAGTGATAAAGTGTTGTATGAAATCAACAAACGACCCTATGTGGGGTGGCTTCTCCATCGAAGGTTCAGGATCCAGTTCGATTGAGACA